TGCAACGACTCGTGTTGATTATATACTCCTAGTGTTTCTACATCAGTACTACTTGTGTTAATAGTATATACTGTTGCCGTACCTTCTGCAATAAACCAATGCTCTGAACGTTCTTGGTGTCGTTGCATTGACAACTTATTGCCCGGAGGCACTGCTAATTCTTTTACTTTGGTGTGGTTATCGTATTCATGTATCACTCTGTAGTACCCCCATATACGCTCTGTTTTTGGTGCCTTCCACTCGTCTAGTATCCAGCTACTTGAATTCTTTTTATCTTCGCCTCCTACACCAAATACAAATTCTACATTAGGCATATCACCATATGTAGCATACTCTGGTGTTGTTGTGTTAGTTCTATCACCACCGTTAGCAAAGATTACTTTGATGTCTCCATGTGTACTTAGCGTATGAAAAATTGCCTGGCAAGCACTATCGTCACTGTCGTCAAATCCAATTACTTTATCTACAATTTCCATTTCTCTAATAATTGAAGCACGTTCTTCAAAGCACATAAATGGTCTGCCTTTCTTACGTGTAAGCCAATCATCACTATTCACGCCAACAATAAGTTTGTCGCCGAGCTTCTTTGCTTCTTTGAAATAGGCTAGATGCCCTGAGTGTAGTGGATCAAATCCACCTGTTACTAATACTACGTTCATGTAGATATTTATGTGCGCACATAACTACTAAATACTTTCATGGCAATACATTTTCCAAAACATAAAGCAACATTTATACACATACCTAAAACTGCAGGTAGCAGTTTTGAATTATGGATTAGCGAAAATATTACATATTTTGATAGACAACAAAAGCATTGTACACTAACTGATGCTAGAAATATTTGGAAAAAGTTAGGATATACATTTTGTTTTGTACGAAATCCATATGCTAGAATGGTTAGTATGTTTCACTTTATTGGACAACGTGCAGTAGAACGTATTGAAATGCGTAGCAATGGCCAGCGTACAAAGAAAAGTACTAATCAACAAGATGATATTTTAATTTCTGCATATTATAATAAAGGATTTGAAAACTGGTTAGAAGAACATAGTCAAGATATACACAATCCATTTGACTTGGGTATTTGGTTATATGAAAGAAAAACTCCACAAGTATATTGGATAGACGAATCTGTTGAATGGTTTAAGGCAGAAGAATTATCGTTAAAATTCAAGAGGTTACAAGACGTCTTTAATGTAGATATAGCACTGCCGCATGTTAACAAAACATCACATAAACATTATAGAGATTACTATAATAAAAATACTAAGACAATAATTGAAAATTTATTTAAAGATGATCTAGATAGATTTGACTACGACTACTAAAGGTCTTTAAAGAAGTCTGCAAGTTGTGCCATATCAAAAGTACCAGTAGTAAATAAGGGCTCTTCTACTGTACTAAGTTCTGCATGTAATCCAATAGACTCATAATGATCTTGAAACTTTGTACCATCGCCTTTAATACCATTTTCAAACTCAACATATGCAGACGGAATATTATATGCATGAGCAGCAATTATTCCGTGCAATGAACTACTAATTATAGTTCTACATTCAGTGATTTCTTTTGCTTTTGATAATGCGTTTTTTGTTTTAAGATTAATTACATGGTAATTTGGATATTTTTCTTTTGCCCATTTGTATTGACTTATATGTGGAATAATTCCTACATCGTATTTCTTTTTACTTTCGTCACAAAACATTGGTAATAGTAATGCAGGGTCTCCTACTACATCAGATGTTGTCCCGCCAGCTTGTAATAGCTTTGCTTTTGATCTTGGACCTCTAACAAAGCGCCAGTCAGCATCAATATCAATAGGATTTTTCATTGACATAAATCCACTACCTAGTACTATAGTACCTTTTTTTGCATGCCTTGCAATAGAACCAATACACATAGCATTGTAATTACTGCCTCTAGTCCAGTCGTAATCAACACCAAAGTAGTCTAATAACTTTGGTGTTAATACATCTCCAAAATTTCCTGTTGTTGAATTGCCTACCCAATAAAAAGTGTACTTCATTTATTTTCCAATCTATGCTGTATTCTATTGTGATTTTCTTCTGACTTACTTATTAAGTACGAAGGAAATTGTTCAGTAGTTACAGCAGTTAGATAATAATTATTTTCTTCTACAAATTCATTTACAGCATTAACTACTCCCCAAGAGGAATATTTATCATGATCAACGTAGTCGTGTCCTAGTATAAATCCATCTTGCTTTACACAATCGTTTACTGCTTGTAGATCTTTTTGACATCCTTCATACGAATGATCACCGTCAACATATACCCAATCTAATGTATTGGGCTTAACATGATTACATATGTTGTATGTTAATGTGCGTAAGAATTCTACATTATATCTTGATAATCTATCCTGTACATCTTTAAATCGTTTGTCCCATTCTGTTTGACTTGCAAAGTACTTTCCTTGTATAGTTTTGTCAAGTACTGCAAAAACATCAACACAATAATGTTTTTTTGGTTTTGTTAGTTTACATATAAGTTCACTAAAGTTGCCTCTACCTACACCCATTTCGGCCGTTATTGCACCTCTAGGCATAAGCTCTAAAAAATATTCTCTCTTTACTTTATAAACTTGCATCTTCCATCCCTGCTACTCGCAACTTAACAACATTTGTTATTTGCCATTGTTTTTGATCAAGACCTTTAAGTAAGCCTAACCATTTGTTACGCATAAGAGCAAACTCGTTAATAATCTTTTCATAGTCAACAACGTCTGCCTCACCGTCTACGTATTTTTCAACGTCACGGCTTGACAGAGCTCGTTGATAGTTTTCTAAATACTTCTTAAAATACGAGCTACGCAACCTACGTAGCTCGATATTTAAGTAGTTTAGGATTGCTTCAATTTCTTGAAGCTGATTAAAGCGGTGTTCAACTAAGCCAGGCATTTCTGCGGCAGCACGTTCAACATTGCCTTTGAGCTTTACTTCGACACGAGCTTGTATTAGCTCGTCTTCAAAGAACTGCACAGCACTAGGTATCTTAGATATGTCTCTTGATACTTCACTATACCAACCCATTATTCATCCCATTCATCATCATCGTCGTCATCAGGATCATCATCCAATTCTAAATAATACATTATTGCATTATCTAGTTCAGCAGACGCACCTAAGCATTCTTTTAATATATCATCACCTATGCCGTAATCGGCTAGTAAATCTACATAACGTTCTGCAGATGCTTCTACTTGTTTCTTGTCAAGATATTCCTTAAACAACGTCCAAATTTCAACTATTCTTTCTTCATCCATTTATGGTAGCTTCCTCAATTTGATCATCAGTTGCTTCTTCGTCAACTTCGTCGGTATTTACCACAGGAGCCATTTTCTCGTTGTATTCCGACATAATCAAATCAAGTTTTCCACCGATCATCCAGGCCTTGCGATATTCAAGAACTTCTTCGCCTGCTAGGTTAACATACTTGAGTCGATTGCCTTGCTTAGTTAACAAGCCTTTCTTTTCAAACAATTCAACAAGTCCGCTATAAGGATTCATGCCAGTTTCATAAGGAATCTTAACTTGCACACCTTCGAAAGGTTTTGCATAGCGTGTCTTCATTACTTTACAACCAGCTCTAATACCCATAACTTCTGAGATCTTATTACCGTCTTCGTCTTCTTTGAGCTTTAGTTTCTTCATTGCAACAACAATACTTGATGCATAGATAAAGCCCGAACCACCACTAATCTTATCATCTGGATCAAACATATCCTGTGATGCATAAGTGTGGTTAGTACATACTAAGCCTACGTTAAGTGAGCCAATCATGTTAACAGTATTACGGACTAATGAAGTTAGTGCTTTAGGCTTACGACCCATATCACCTTTCATGTCACCCTTGTTAAACTGATCAACGTCAGTAGGTGTTAGCAACATACCCAACGAGTCAATTACAAACAATACTTTTGGACGGTCTTCTTCGTCCATTGCTTTAAAGTCTGTAATAAATGTTGAGATAGTTTTTGCTACATCATCAATCATTGACATGTTTAGTTTAAGAAGTTTTTCTTCACTAGTGTCAACGTCAAGAGCTTGTAGCCAGCTCTCATCAAGTGCGTTCTCTGAGTCAATTAGTACTACAAAGATGCCTTGATCTTGTGCGTGTTTTACAACGTTACCTGAACAGAAATAACTCTTACCTGCTCCTGATTCGCCTGCAAACACAGTAACCTTA